AGAAAGCAAATCTCGGAATTATTATTGATTCTTGTTTTTGAATTAACAAACTAGCCAACAATCCTGGAAGATCAAACTGACTTCGACTTGATCTATGTAATTGATTGATTACATCTTCAATATCATTATTCTGCCAAGCAAGCGAAATTATTCTTGTCAATGAATCATATATAGCAGCTACCTTAGGAATTTGATCGTTTACTGAAGATATGAAGATCTCTTTTGCATCACATGAAATAAATACATAAATTATATCTCCGTCATATTTGATACGATCTCTTGTGCCAGTTACTTCATATAGTTTCTTTGTCATTATTTATTCCAATTTGCAATTACTTCACAACAAGAATCAATAATAATTCCGAGATTTGCTTTCTCATTTTCATGTGTTGTTTTAGAACTATATATTCTATTAGCTGAAGCTTTTATACATAAAATTTGAGCTTTGTTCCAGTTGCGTTCGCGCGCAGCTTTTTGTGCTGGAGTTGCTGGTTTAGTGATCTTTCTTTTTACCATAATAATCTCCTGATTTTTCTTTGTTTAAGAATTACTATAAGTAAATAAGATTTATAATAATTATTAAAAAAAGTTGCTGTTCATTTACTTGCGAACCATTCAACAGTTCGTTCACAAATGAACAGCAAGTTTTCATTTAAAAGCTGGGCAGGACTCGAACCTGCATTTCTCTTTTGATAGGAAGATAATCACCTGATCTTATGAAGGACTTGAACCCTCTATTTTCCCTGCGTTTACCAGTACGCCACCAGCTTAATTAAGTTTATGATGTGATTCTGACAATCTCATTCCGTGGCTGACCAACCTTGATAGGATTTCCATCATCATCAGTGCTCATTCCATCATTGAAGCTCAGGTCTGCTGAAAACTCAAGGCCTACAAGATCACTCTCATCAGTTTCCTCGTTTGGATCAAGACCAAGAGAAGTCAAGAAATCCTTAACCATTCTCCACATCAGGTTATTCTTTTCTTCATCATCGCCCTGATAGTCTTTGTAATTACCATACCAGAGTGTATGAAAGACATTATTTGCATTATCTTCACCATCAATTTCACAAACAAGCATACAACCATATCGGCCAGTGCGTTGAGATTTAGTTTCTTTGACCTTGAAAATTCTAAGATCGTATTCGCCTGCTTCTACTGGTCCTTTGTCTGGAATATCGGAAAGATTAGGTATCATTGACATGATAAAACTCCTTTTTTTGTTTGTTGTTAAAAAGACCTAAGAACCATTCTCAGATCTGCTTATTAATTCAGTCAATTCTTGCACCACACCATTTAAAAGTGGATTTGTTGCAAGATTAATAATCATAATTTTTACATCTCCTCTTTTATGTACTCCTTCAGCCATTGAATTAGCTAATTGTTTTGCCATAGTGAGATCATCATCAGTATCATAAATTATTAATCTAGCCATACGTGGCATTATTAATCCTTCTTAAAGCAAATTTTTTGTTGATCCTGAATAACTTACAAATAAACACTTCTTTTTTGCTTCTTGCCTAGAAATATTAAGTTTATCAGCTATCTGCTGATAAAAATCAGAAGAAAAATCAAAACCTACAATAATTCCTGGCCATACTTTCTCAATCATCTTGTCATGTGGTGATTTTTTACGCCATGCTTCATTTTTTTCATTTTTATAGATCCTTTAATTAATCTACTGGTGATTCAAAAGGGAAAGATATTAAAAAAATATCTCCATCAAATTCAAAATCATTTATATCTGGTAGTATATTATAAGCGCCACCAAAATTAGGATCTTTATATACAACTTCAATATTATCAGGAACATTTTCTAATAAAGCTTTTAAGTCTTTTATAAAAAATGACATAATAAACCCCTTATAGAATGGTTGTTTTTCCTACAAGATATGCTTTTGCCAGTTGATCCAGCGTTATGCCTTCTACTTTTGGCATATCAAATACTCTTGACTTTGCCTCAAAACTAAGTTTTTCTGTGAAGTAAATTTGCCTTTTATTTCCTTGTGTTGTCAGCAAGTATGCTTCGTCAAAATCACATGCAAGAAGTTGCCGAAACTGCCCATTAACTGCTGGATATCGACCAACTACTTCTTGGTTGGAATTCATCAAAGTATGAAGATGGACTGTTACTGCTACTGCACATGGAAGTTCCTGAAGTGTGCTAACGAATGTAGTCATCCAGTTAAGTAACTGACCCCAATGCGGTGGTGCCATACCAAGCTTCATATCAATTCGCTTGCCAATACCACTTGGAGTAACTCCAGCCTTTTTAGCAATCTCATCAATTGCCTTTAGATTTACATTTGTTAAGCTATCAATTACCAGCAAGCCGTTATTCTCTGCAAGCCAATCAAAGAAACCATCCTTCTCATCTTGCTGAAATTGATGCCAAAAATCAGAAAAAAGTTGCTTGCTACTTGAAAAATTATCAAGTGTTATATCTGCGCGTTTTCCTATAATCTTTTCTATTGTTTTCTCCCCACCCTTATCAAACATGTAATAATGAATCGGACCAGAAGTATAAGTAGCAGTGAAGTGTGTTTTACCTGAACCACTATTTCCTGTTAGTAAGAACTTCAAATTAAATTTTCGTTCCTTATTAACAAGCTTTTGCTTATTCGGCGGAGCAAGCGTTTTTACTTTATTATCTGTTTCCATTTAAAACTCCTTTAAATGTTGTTAGGCAGTTGCTAATCTATTACGCATTTTTTCATCATGAGAATCTGGGTCCCATTCATCAGTGTGAAATCCTTGTGGAGCTTTGTTCATCCAATCAAGTGGATTATTTCGCATCCGACAAAGATCAAAATAAGTGCAGGGAGACATAAAACTGGTACATGCTTGACCATAGCAACGATAAAAAGATTTCAGTAAATCTGAGCGATCTGTACATCGTTCTTTGTCTTCGGCAAGTAGCGTTATGTCTTCTTGAATTTTCCTAACATAATAAATCAAGTCATGTAGAAAATGATCTATTGCGCTGGAGCGTTTGCTAATTGTAATTGGCTGAAAATCGATCTTACTTTTTTGGCACAATGCAACCCGATAAGTAATTTTTGGAATCTTATCATAAAATAATCTTCCAGCAGTTAAATATCCGTCTGTCTGAAAACTATTTTCAAATGTTTGTGGAGTAATTGCATAAATTGCTTTAGCTGTCTTGTGATCAAAAATCTCAATCCCATCACCATCGCTTAAGATCAAATCAATTCGACCAATATAACGTGGTAAACTTGATCCATAAAGACTTAAGTCTATGGCAAAAGGAGCTTCAACAGCAAGAACTGATCGCTTAGCTGAATCCATCTCCATAAAGCGATCCCAATATGCTTTGTACATATTTGCTGCATGGCCAGGAGATTTTGGAAAAATTAAATCTTCATCTTTCCAATGTGGTGCACCATCAAGGGCCCAGAGCTTATTAAAAGCTTTGATCGAACAAACAGTCAGATCCATTTGAGAAACTGCTTTTGGATCTATTTTTAGAAGGTTGTATGATTCTTCAAGGCCATAATGCCAGCAAGAACCAAAGACAAGGTGAATGGAATTGCCCATAGGACGCAAATTCATCATGTACTGGAATAAGAACTTTCGAGGGCATCCCATATAAGTACTGATGGATGAATAATCTATTTTTTCTGTATAATCCATTGAAAAATCCTTTCAAGGAAAATAAATTAATAAAAAAATGTAGTGGGCAGGATTCGAACCTGCAAACCTTCGCAGAAATCTACGCATTTCGTATATCTGCCATGGTCAGTATGTACATAAAGGCAATACCAATTCTGCCACCACTACAATGATACAAACTACGACTGGTTACGCCCGATTGTAGCTTCGGTCTTGCTTAACGAGCGTTGTTAAAGTTTGCAAGAACTGCCTCACGAACCTCAGGTGGCAAGTTACCAAGTGCCTCAAGAGCTTTCTCCTCAGCAGTCTTGGTGATGCGCAGGGTAGGTTTCCAATCAGAGAAATCCTCAGCCAGAACAGCATCATCAGAGTTGGTAAACTCATCATTGTCATCTTTCTCTTCCAGCTTACGCCGAACAACAGCGCGGAAAGAGACTTTCAGCTGATTCTTGACCATATTCACTACCAGGTCTGCACCGAGAGCCTCTACCATTTCCTCAACAGTAGATGCACCCATAACTATAGGCTCAGTAACGGTAATCTCACGGCCAGCCTGATTGGAAACAACTTTGATCATTGACATTTTGAATCTCCTTACATAAGGTTGATAAATTGGGCGAAATGCCCGTTGAGTTACAGCCGGAATTTCCGCCTATAGAATAAACGGGTTTTTCCCGGCTACAAAAACACAATAACATACCACGAAAAAAATTGCAACCACTTTCTTTTACTTTTTAACCTTTTTTATTTTTATTTTCCTTCTTTATTTTTCATTTGATTTATAGGAGCACTATTAATTATTGCATCAACATATCGTTTAGCATCATCAATACTCCATGCATGGATAAATTTTTCGCCTTTTGTTGTATCTTCGTTAGAAAAAATATTTCTGGCTTTTGCAGTTCCATGAGTATCAGACCAGTCAATTTCTATTACTCGTTTTCTCCACCCTATTTTAATCCTTCCAACATATGTTGTAACTTCAAACCATGGAAGATGCCGGCAACACCAGTCTTTACAATATTCATTTTGAATTTCTTCAACAAATATAGGATTATTGAAGATATTAACAAGTTCATGATTTCTTTTTATTTCTTCATTGAAACCAGGATTATGTTTAATGGCCTCTGCCTTAATTTCATTTGATATTTGTTCTACTGCCAGGTATACAGCATTTTTAATAGCTGAAGTATTAAAATCAGTTAAATTTGATGATGCAACTTTTATTTCAATTCCAAAGAAATTACTCCTAATTCCATATGATTCACTTTTATGTATTGTTGTATATAAATCATCATTTGATTTTGATTGATCCATTTGTTGTCTCCTTGGGTAAATTTTTATACTTACCTAATGCTTTAAACTGTAAATATTTTTGCTCAGCTTGCTTGGCAGTCTCTTCATTATACGGGCCTTTGATTGACCACAAGCCAAGTTTGCATGAAATAATAATGCAATCAGAACAAGGCCTGTACTTGACGAAATGATTAAAGTTTTGCATGTTAATCCTTTTCAAGATTAATTATTTTAGCTTTAAAGCATTTTGCATCTATATAAACTCCGCCTAAATTATTACATTTATTTTGTTGCTTAATTTGATAAGAAAATAAAAAAATTAATAGCCCAAATAAACAAATCATAATTAAATAAAAAACTTTAGTATTATCCATGATTATTCCTTTTGTGAATTAATTGTTCCGATGACTTCTGTAAAGGCTTCATCAATTTTAGTTTCAGGATAGGGCAATCCATGAGGGACTTTACGAAAGCCACAATCAGCATCAGACCAAATTACTTGATAAATCCTATTAGTTGATTGATTAATATTTTTAATGAGATCATTTTCATATGACGAAGAATATTACAACACTGATACTGGAGACTATGTACACATTGATGATCTTCCAGACCTAGACCATGCAAAAGATTTTTTAGGTGGTATTGTAGAAGCTATTTACGAAACAGGAGACTTGGATTTATTGCAACATTGTTTAGAAGAACTGTGCGTTATTTTAGATGTTAACATTCCTGAAGGAAAATTGCGAATTAAACGCATTTAGCTGTTAATGGTGTGGGCTCTAGGGTTGTCAGAACCCACACCACCCGCAGTTTACCAGACTATAAACAAATAGGAGGCGTTCTATGAAAGAAAACGTTACTCCTCATCATAGATAAAAATAAAATTAGTTCAAGAGGAATTTATGTCGCATTCGGAAAATATTTCAGATTTAGCTTCAGCACTATCTAAAGCACAGGGCGAAATGCAAGCGGCTATAAAAGATAGCGTAAACCCATTCTACAAAAGCAAATATGCTGATCTTGGAAGTGTTTGGGATGCATGCCGACCAGTGTTAAGCAAACATGGACTTTGTGTTTTGCAATCAACGGAAATTGTTGGAGACAAAATCGTAATGGTTACAACGTTGGCACATTCAAGTGGACAGTGGATGAAATCGCACCTTCCACTGAATCCCGCTAAAAACGATAGTCAAGGTGTGGGCGCTGCTATCACGTATCTTAGGCGTTATTCTTTGTCTGCGTTGGTTGGTGTTGTCTGTGACGACGATGATGATGGAGAGACGGCAAGCGGACGAGGTAGAGTTAAAGATCTGTTGATAAAACATGAACAGAAAAAACCAGAACAAACGAAAGTGACGCCAATACTTGAAGAAACAAAAATAAGCACTGTCCAATCATTACATCTGCAGCAAGAGTTTTTAAAGATAGATAGTGAATGCAGAAAAAATATGTGGTTGTATTTGAGAGATAAAGGTGTTGATGAGGGGAAATTTGATCTGATACCAGAAAGTCAATATATGATATTGATCAATGGAATCAACAGGAACCTAGAGAAAAATAAAGCCGCGGCGGTGAAATGATGGACTGGATTCAATTTGTTATATTTCTAATAGCTATGGGAGGAATGTTCGCGTGGCTTAGGGCGGATATTGCAACCAATAGGACAGAAACATCCGCGGATAGACGAGATATTTTAAATCTGATTAGATCTATCCAAGAAGAAATTAAAGACTTTCACGGGCGTTTATGTGCCATAGAAGAGAGGAGTAGAAAATGATCGCAAAGCGCGGTGATATAGATGATCTTGAAAAAAAACCGATAAAATGTAGGCAATGTGGAAAAATGTTTTTCACAAACAAGAATCGCCAATTTTATTGCCATAAACCATGTATATCACCGACGCAAATACGGGCTGAAAAATCAATGGCTCAGAGATGGATTGATAAAAAACCACCGTGCAGTAATCGAAATAAAAATATAAACATATCTCATTTGATGGTGGTTTATAGGAATATATCTAAAACGGGTTTACCATGAAAATAATTGAACTTGAACAAGGTTCGGAAGATTGGCTTTTGTGGCGTAAAGCGCACATTACTGCAACGTCTGCCGGCATTTTAATGGGCCACAATCCTTGGCGCACACCGCTTGACCTGTATAACGAAATGCTAGGCTTTACAGCGCCTCAAGAGACTAACGCCGCTATGACTAGAGGCTCTGAGATGGAACCGACGGCACGGGCCCTTTTTGTTGAAAGGGTAGGCATCGAAATGATACCAATTGTGTGCGAGAGTGACGTCAATCATTGGATGGCTGCGAGTTTGGACGGATGGAATGAGGAGGGTAAAATAATTCTTGAAATCAAATGCCCGAATGCCAAGACGCACGACATGGCACTAAATTGTGATTTGCCGATTTATTACCGCGATCAGATCATGCACCAATTCGCCGTCACTCAAGGCAAAATATGCTACTATATGACATATAGACCAGAGCATCCAAAACCTTTCGCTATCATAGAGATCATGCCTGATTGGAATTATATTGCAGAAATGATTGAAGTGGAGCGAGAATTCTACGAAAATCATCTATGCGTCTTCAATCCTCCGACTCCAAAAACTCTGAATATGCGTTCAATGTAAATCCGCTTTACATCGCCATCGCCGGAATGGATAAATCTGTCTTAACATCTGGGCTAGCTGTCTGTTCTTCGTCAATCAAGTCTGAAGCTGTGCCATCGGTCATGACATTTTGTAGACTGATGGTGCATCCGCAAAAAAGAAATAGTGCAACAAGTAAAGATAAAAGTTTCATTTTATTCCTTGGAATTTGGTGTTATATCTATTTTTATTCCTGTCTCTTTTTCTATAACTGTCTCAACAGCTTCTTCTATCGGATTATCGTCTTTGAGATCAAGGCGTTTATTCATTAAATTCATAATCCATATTACGACAACAAGAAGGCATGCGAAAAAAATTGGGAATGAATATTCTTTGAAAATTTCGGTCATTTATTTTTCCTTAGCGTGTTTTCTTTTTTTTGTTTTATCAGTTGAATGATTGGAGTTTTTATATGTTTTTGTTTCTGTAAAACAATATTTTGACTCGCTTTTTTTTCGAATTTCATAATGAATAACGGTCTCATGATTCGGACTTTTGCATAACGTGCAAGTTATATTGTTTTTTTTTTGCATTCCGTTATTTTTGCTCCGCTTTTACGTGCAACATTCAGCGCAGCGGCTATACTTTGTTTTTTTGAATGGCCAGATTTTTCCATTTCTGATATGTTGTGGCCTATGTTTCTTTTTCCTTTTAGGAGTGGCATCATGAAATCCGTTATAATTTATTTTTTTTTGGCATTGTCTTTGGTCGTTTCGTTCGCGAATTCAGAAAACAATAATTACGACCCAAGAAATGATCTACAGTTTGATCCCGTTCCTATTATAGGTGTTTTCCATTGTCAATGGGATGATTTTTTCTATATCAGACTAGCTGATGGTCATCTATATCGCATAAATTGGGTTGTTCATAGCATAAAATGCGAATGTGACGATCAGTGTGATTAAATATTTATGTATTCAACAACACAAAGCGCTTTCTTCTTCATCTCTCATTTTCCTGCATTTGTAGTCAGGTTGAGACATAATTAATTCAGCTAATTGATCACGATCTGTCGGTATACTACTTACTCGACTTTCCAATTTTGGCTCCCATTCAGCTTTCAATCGCTTAAAACACTCTTCATATTTTTGTTTCAAAATGTAATGCAATCGTCTATGCATATCGTTGTCAAAATCGTCTTCGTTGATATCGTTTTTTATCACTTTTTTTTGTGTTTCTGATAGCGAGAAAATTTCTATATCGTTCACTGAAACCTTCATGATTCCTCTTTTTTAACACATTAAAGTTCCTGAAAAATAACCATTAGCATTGGTGTCTACTGTTTTCGTAGATCCTGACACAGTAACATCTATTGTACAAGTATCGGCGGCATCCATGTCAACCATATGCGAAACAGATATAATGAGTATGTTAGATCCGCTTCTTTCAGCACCGTAATTAGCGGAGTCTGCTGTAATTGTTCTATTACTTGTCACAATTCTCATACTTCCTGCTGTAAAACTAGCAGATAACTCACCAAGAACGATAGAAGCACAAAACAAATATCTTCCTGTCACTGGTGCTGTAAATGTGCTTGTTCCATCAAAGTCGCTATTTTGATCATATATTTCATTAGCATAGACCATTGTATAGGTGGTCCCATCTCCAGTCACATTACTAGCTAAACTGTTACTTGCAAGAAAAGCAGGTTGACTTGGCATTGTAACTTCACCGGCACTGCTGATTGCAATACTTGTATTTATTGAAGGCACACCGGATGAATTTGTAGCTAATACACCACTATTAGCGGTTGTGATCTCTCCAACAACGTTTGCAGAACTACTATAGAGAATTCTATTTACTGTTGTTGTTGTTGGATACGTTGCTGTTGTAGCTGACCAATTCGTGCCATCTGCTCTAAGAATTGTTCCTGTTCCTGTGGCGGTCGATGGATATGTTGCTGTTGACCATCCGGGATCTGCTCCAGTATTTGCTTGCAATACTTGACCAGTAGATCCTATTGCTAACGCAGTCGGTGATGATGTCGCATTACCCACATATAGCGCATGTGCTGTTAAAGTTGTCAATCCTGTTCCGCCGCCAGCAACAACGACGGTTCCAAAAGTAGGGTCAGCAGCAGCGCCTTGAGATATTAAAGCAACACCACTTGTTGCACTAGGCGCCACTTTCGTTATAGTCGATGTTCCAGCACCTACTAAGACATTATGATTTGTCAATCCAGTCAACTGGGTCGTTAAAGTATTACTAGATCCCGCAATCGTTATCGACCCAGAGCCTAGTGTGTTCATATTCCCAAGCGTTGGACTAAGCGGGCCTCCGGTATCCCCGGTTATCGTTTTAATGGCTGTAGCGGCTGCAACCTGAGCACCAACATAAGTAACAACGGCAGCTTGGCTAGGAACTACCTGGTTGCTGTTAAGCGTCATTGTCGGATCTGTATCAATAGGAACGCCTTTAGTGTAACCTTGTGTCATACATCCTCATTCCAATTGAGTGCCACTTGAATGCTTGCCGATGCTGCTGAAAATGCTGTAACTGTCAATACTTCAGCAGGAGCGACAAAAATATTAAACGGCGTAAGGTCGTAATTTACGTTGCTATTTCTCGCCAGGCAAACATTAAAGAAAAGAGTTCCAGTTGTTCCTGTTCCTGCAACATCGTAGGATGCTATCGAATTTCCTGATGTAATTGTTACTCCTTGATCAGCTGTAGAACCGTTTATAGGTGTAAAAGAAGGGGAACCACCAAGTGTAACTCCTTTTTTTAATCTAATCGTTGCTAATCCGTTTCCATTGTCTGTCGCTGCTGATAAAGATCGAATTCTTAAGAGACCTGTATTTGAAACAGCGTTATATGTTGTACAGTTTCTTATGTTTAAAATATTTGCTTCTGTCGTGATAGTATTCTTTAATGAGTCTATTGCCCATTGTGCACCTAAATACGATCGCATACCAGAAATAAAAACACCAATCGATCCAACATACATTGTCAAATTAGATGTGTTTCCAGAATTGACAACGTTCGCATAGAACGGAAACGATGGGTTAGAAACTTGAACAGATGCAGATGAGTTAGGATATTGGATAGTATGACATAGTATCCATGCTCCAGTCAGAGGATTTTGAACCCAAAAGGTGATTGCTCCGTATCCCAAAAAAGGATATCGTATCTGCATAACGTTTCCGAGAGTTTTATTCCAATTGAACCCACTAGCACCAGTTCCGTCACACTTATCGCCGTTCCAGGCCGTTTGTGCTATCCATCCATCAACTCCACCATTTCTAAGGCTTATGCCAAAAGCCGTTCCATTGAAACCAAAAAAATAACCAACTTGTGTATTTCCAACACCAACAACTTGTGTTGAATCTGATGCTGATGATGACCATACGGCGGTAAATCTAGCCATCATTCCTTGACCAGATCTATATCTAGCTATTTCGATTGATTGAAATGTTGCTGATTCTATCACGGGTTCTACCGTTTCAATTTCATCCGGATTGAAGCCTGAGGCGTGATGCGTTAGTGTCCGCAACTCCTGTTGTATTTACGCTTGTTGATCCAGTCTGTGTATTTATTCCGTAGACAAAGTCAAGTTGAATAACAGGAGTGTTGTCAACAGCAATGATGTCTCCAAATGCTGATACATTCGAACCGCCGATCCCTACAATGTTTGATAGTATGTTAACGCCTATAGGGCCTTGTGCCATGGTAAATCCTAAGTATTTTCTTGTCCAAATAATGAAAAACTGCATGTTGCTAATGTATTATACACACTGACAACATCCGTAGTTGCTAAGGAGATTCCGATTGTTGCTACAAACGTATCATTTCCTGCAATTGTTACATCATAATAGAGGTACATTTCATTAGAAATTGCTGCACCACCTGGTCGCACTGCAATACGAAATGATGTTGCAGTTGCTGATCTATTGCATACAACAACACTAGAAACTGCTGCTGTTGTTGAAGCTGGAACAGTATATAATGTTGTTAAAGATGCAGCTCCTGGAGCTGATTGACCTAAAACTTTCAATGCAGTAGCCACTACATACCCCCGAATAAAAATACTTGTCTATAATCTGTTGTTGCTTGTGGCGCTGCTTGCCAAGAAGGCGGCAAATTCGTATTAGCTGTTAACACTTGGCCAGCCGTTCCATTAGCCAACCATGATGGAACACCTGTATGCGATGAAACTAAAACTCCATCGTTACCGGTGGCTATAACACCCATCTGATTAGTAGAACTATTTATTGTTGTGATTAAAGGATTAGATGCTGTTACTCCATTAATCCCAGCAATATAACAAGCGTTTTGCTGCCCATTTCCGGATCCATGTGTACCAAGACGCATAACATGTGAATCGCCAGTTACACCTTCATTTGAAATAAGAATGTTATTAGATTCTGAACTTGTGTAATTTACAGCTGTATGATAATACCCAATCGCTACGTTTCGAGTTCCTGTTGTTAAAAGATCCATTGTTGCTAAACCAATAGCTACATTTAGATCCCCTGTAGCAGAGAAAAGAGATTGTTGACCAACAACTGTATTATTGTTTCCGGTTGCTAGATATCCAGCTCGATATCCTATAAATACATTACTCCCTCCAGCTCCTACGGAATTTCCAGCTTCAAAACCGACGCAAGTATTTGCTAATCCAGAACTAACTTTGCATGAGCTTTTCCCTAAACCAACATTCCATGTTCCAGTAACGCTTGCCGTTCCAGCTAAATTACCTAATATCGTATTCGAATTTGCATCAGATAGATTTAAAGAAGAAGATGTTCCGCTATTTACAAAAGAAACCGTTGATCCACTATTTAACGTAGACAATCCAGATGAAATTGAAACGGTAGAACCCGTGATAGAACCTGAATCACCATTAATCGTTACAATTCCAGAAACAGGAATAGTCGCAACACCCAAATGACCACTAGTACTATCTATAGTCACCATTTGGCTATTTGATGTTGTAACACCTACAATCCCGGCTATATAACAATTGTTTTGCTGACCGTTTCCATTACCTTGCGTACCAATATGGATCGTATGTGATTCAGCTGCTGTTCCAGAGTTAGCAAGAAGTATATTGCTGGATTCTACACCCACATAACTAAGTCCAGATTGATATCCGATCGCTATATTATAGCTTCCAGATGATCCACCAGCATTAGAATATGCCTGCATACCTAACACTGAATTATTAGATCCACTGATAGACGATCCTGCTGTATATCCTACCGCGCAGTTTCCACTACCTGTTATATTGTTTATCAGTGATGCATATCCAAGGGATGAATTATAATTTGCTGCTCCTATATTTTCGTGGGAATATTGACCTAAAGCAGTATTATCTACTCCAGCAAGCACACCGCCACCAGCATGGTGACCAATTAGTGTATTAGATTGTGCATCGGTAACCTGTAACAACATCGTTGTCCCAGACCCATTAAATCTAAC